CGTTAAAGTGCCGTTTATTGAGGAAGTGGAACGTGTTATAGCATAATAAACATTGTCTTCCTCTTCAGTGGCGGAATAATTAGTGGCAGTCCTGAAAGTCCTGTATTCCTGCCAATCATAATTATTGACTTTACGCCATAATATAGCCGAATCTCCAGTGCTAAAGCCTTCGCAAGTAAAAGTAAAATCGCCCTTGATTTTGATAGCATAGAGCAGGTTTGTTGGTGCATCATTATCGTCATTGTCAAAAAGGGATGTAGTGTTGTCTCTTCTTGTATGCTTGAGTAACCACAAAGAACCTACGTGATTTTCGTTAAATGGTTCGTGGCCCACAGCAACAAGTTTACCAGTTCGGCCAGCTTCAAAATAATGACCTTGGTCAGTAATGGCATATTCGTCGCCATCGTCCCAGGAATTATCCTTGCCGCCTACCAAAGTAGCCGTAATTGTATCAGCAGTGTTTTCGGTAATAATTCCGATAGAGCCATCAGTAACATTCTCTATAAAAAGCCCTGTAAGGTCGCCCCAAGTATTGCCTTCGTCATACAATACCGCGTCGTGCTGTCCTCCTTGGTGATACCCCCAGCGGTCGTCGTCAGGCTCATATCTTATCGTATAATCTATATTCGTGTTTTCAGGTAAAAAGGGCCCACCGGTAAAGGGGACATCTTCTATTGTCCAATTCGTATCAGAATATCGCGATAATTTCTGCGGATGGTGATTTTCGTGTGCGATGTACATTACGTCCGCAGATTGGGCGATATGTATTTCAAAGGCCTCTTCAGAAGTGTAAGGTGAAGTTATTTCGTAAACTCTTTTAACAGTACCACCAGAGCCAACTCCAATTCCAGTTCCGTCAATGTCATTTCCCTCTGTATCTTGGAGCGTAAATTCGTCAGTATCTGTTACTGTAATTTGATATGTTTTATCATTAAGCGAAGTTGCCGTCGCTACATCCTCTATCGTAACCCAATCGCCCGTTGAATACGAATGATTTCCATCTGTAGTGACTGCCACTGGGTTATCTTCTGTGGTGGATACAATGTTTATCTTATCTTCGTAAACTCTGTCGCCGTTTTTGTAAAATCTTATCTTGAGATTGCTAAATTCTAAAATAAGAGCGTCATCGACGGAAAACTCAAAGGCTTTAAGGTTGCATTTATTCGGAGCTTTGGCGATGTACTGCGTACCTGGACGCTTAGCCACTCCCCCGTGCGGAAGGACAACAGCGTTAATCAGCTTTGAGCACCCGTTGTAGTATTTGTTGTAGTCCGTCCGGCCGGAGACATACTCCGACAATTCGCCTGCGTTGTATGACGTCTTGATAAACTTCAAGATAGGCACTCCCTGATATTACCAAGATATTAGAAGTATCTTGCGTAAATCTTGACACTTGTAACAGAGGAAAAGTTAGTCGTGTAAAATCTGATATACTGATACCCGACGGCATCGAACATGTCGGCCACAGCTATTCCGGTGGATGTAATATGGTATGAAGTTAATGTGATAGTGTCACACCATACATCAGAGCCACTTTCAGTAACCGAACCGAAAGTTAAAGCCAGGGATGCAATACATTCCTCAGGCCCGCCCTGAGAAGCACCGGTAACCAATACTGTGCCCGTACCGGCTTGGTCGCCCAAAAATAACATTTCAACCCTATTTGCCCTTGTTTCCCCGCCTACACCGCCGTAATTTGGCGACAAAAGATTGATATCGCCGGAAGTCACCCCAAGAGGAAAAGCGGTCGGTTCAGTATCACTGCCGTCTCCGGTGTATACCAGATTGTAACTGTCTATCGTTGTTCTTTCAGCACCTGCCATTTTTATCTCCTATTTTATCTCCTGCAATTTTCATATAATTTTTACACTACGTACCATCCACCACTTGAACCCTGCCGAGAACGCAGCCATTCAGAATTGAATATCCGTCGGGGCTTGCCTTGCATAGCATCCACAGACCTTGCCTGTGGCATTGTCAGTCTTTCAAATTCATTAATTAGGTCTATTTTTCCTTTAGTGTCATTAGTCAACAATGTTATGATTTTACTTGCCAGCTTTACGGCAATGGCTTGTTTTAGTCTCGGACTGAATTTTGTGGTATCAGTAAGCTGAGTGATATATTCCACGTAAATAACTTTGTAATCTCCGTTAGTGGATGAGATGTACCCTGAGTTTTCATCATCGGCTATAGATGTAGCAGTGTGAGACACCAAGACTTCATAAGTTGTGGAATCTTTGGAAAAAAACTCTCCAGCCACATAATCAGTCCCTGTTGACCACGTCTGTGGTGTCGTACCCGCATCGGAAAGAATGTAATCGCCTTCTACTTCCCAAGCATCAATCCCTGCGGCATTATTACTAACATCGGCGCCGACGGAGTCATTTACCGAAAGTACTCTCAAGCAATCAGATGGAATGGCATATCGCTCATCATAGCCGAATATAGGATTGTCGGCCTCCTGTGCGATGATAATTCTCCGCTTTGCCTCATTCCAAGGATGAGCAACCAAGACCTCGTCCCTTGCCTGTTCATAATATCTGTTGCAGGCAATGTACTGTTTCGTGTCAGTGGCGGAGTCATCCTCCACATAATACTCGCCGATATAACCAAGGGCGAGATTGTATATCAGTCTTTCTCCTGTAATTGCCATAAATCAACTCTTTATTTATCTTTGCTTAATGAGTAGGCACAAACCCCAACATTGTGCTTTTGTTTTTGTATTTGCCGTATAATCTCTTCTCGTCGTCTTTATAGGTCTGCTGGCCTATCTTATAAATTTCGTCTAAAGGCTCTCCCGTTTTTAAGGGATGTCGGTGGTCAAAAGAAACATTGAAGCACTTAACCATTTCTCCAGCTTGGGAAGTCCTTATAAATAAATCAGTGTCGCAAAAATTATGCCTGAATCGTTCGTCGAAAATGAATCCATATTTATCGAACCATTGGCGGGTAATGACCGGATGCGTTGGCTGAGAATTAAACAATCCGTCTTGCACCCATAAAACCTTGCCTTGATATAACTCAATCATCGCTGACAACTCGGAGATATCATTGGGATACAGGTCATCGGCGCCGCAGATATAACCGTCCCAATCCGTTTGCTTGGCCAGGAAATTCTGCAAAACAGGAAATGGCTTCATTTCACCGGTAAAAAGATAATCGGCTTCGAAATCCCCAATCCAGGAATATACCAGCGTTTCTACGCCAAGATTGCGCCACGATGATATTACTTTAGCTGCTTTCTTTCTGCCCGTCGGTATTCCGATTGCTATCTTCAATTTGCCTCTTCACCATTATAAAGTAGTCAAGTAAATCCACTTGGTTAAAGTGGTGGCATTTCACGTCGGGGTGAGCTATAACCTTGTATCCTTTCCCCAAAACCTTCTTTATAAAATATACGTCCTCGCCTTGCTTAATACCTTTACCTTGGTTTTTGAACACTTCCTGATATTCGGTTTTGAACCAGGGATATTCGACATCCACCAAGACTTCACGTCTAACTAAAAGACATCCTGCGCCAGCACTACTAACCTCAAAAGGCTTCTCCGGCAGTTGTTCAGTCATAGGTATCCACGAGGCATTTTTGTCGACCTGAACATTCCACACAGCCTTCTTGTCAGCATAAATGGGACATAGCCCCACCGCAACATCGGCCCCCAATTGCAAGAGCAATGCCAATGCGTTAGGTGGCGGGGCTATATCCGAGTCAAGGAAGAGGGTATGAGTCCAGCAAGGGTCTTTGTGAAAATGATGCTCTAATAACGAATTCCTCGATAATTCGGCGCTCATAGTATTCGTATAAGCCCAAACCACCGATGGATGCTGATTTAAGACGGCACAATACCGAGCCGTTTCAGCGTGTATTAGAGCGTTCTTTGCCAATGGAGTAGCAATAAACACGTTAGGTTTTTCTACTTTTGGTAATTTGCTGAACTCAGACATTTTTCCATCCTTGTTTTATGCTGATAATCCGTTTAATCCGCTTAGGCTAATTTGGATTAATTAGCCACCCTGTACGTATAGAATCGTCGTAGAGATGCTATCGCCTGAAACCAAAGCCGCCCCAGTTGTGATATAAACATCCTGGTCTTGCGTAGTTGGCGAACCGGCAACGGAGGCAGCAGGGCCTGTAATTTGACTGCCCGCACCACTAAATGCCGCAAAATCACCAAGGGCATCTGCGTCGCCAGACCATCCAATAGTTCCAGACCAAGTAAATGCGGCGGGCGAAGAAACTATACAGGCAACTGGTATCGAGTTTTTGGGCAGCTTGCCTATATAGATTAGCGAACCTTGGTCACCAGTATCACTTGCGCCAGCAGTAAAAGTATCGGTAATCGCTTTTACATTACCGCCCCACTCTGTGGCGTTCACGAAATTGGCAACAGCAGGCTCGTTGTCTATGACGGTGTAATTAGCACCATAGTAACTTGCAGTAGCCATCTAATTCACCTCCTTATATGCACTCAACACATAAAACTTTGCTTTCGTCCATTCTAATGGCGTTCATCCCGACACGTGCCGAAATCTGCCATATCTGCTTGCGAG